CTTCAACGCCCGCTGGAAGTCCATGTCTTGAACAGCACTATCGCCCTGCATTGTCGTTCCCTGTGATACGCGCGTTAAAGCGACAAAGGTTTTGAGCAGGGCCAGAGCCTGATACTGGCATAACCAAACCTACCTGCTTATACCTGCAAAAACAAGTCATGTCGTTACTGTCACCGTTCCGGGACCACCTGCTGCAATCAGGCCTGTGACAGGAACGGGATAGACTATCGAGACCGTGGCAGCACCGACAGACGCGGTTGCTGACAGACCAACAACGTATGGGCTGTACAAGACGGACACTCGAAGCGCCCCAAGCACCTCAAAGATAGTGCCGGGCTCAAGCCCGTAATCGTTTTGCTGAAGGCCTGTCAGGACAATCGTTGTCTGACGCCCCTCACCCGGAGCCCGGATAACCCGCACCAAGGCATCCAGAGATCGGACCAGGTCCTGAATATGCCTCTGGTCGTACTCCGGGGGAGGAGCCGAGAAGGTGGGGAGAACCAGACGGACATCCATTAACGGCGTCCATCGACTTGCGTCTCGATACGAGGGGAGCCCAGACCCCAGCGGGTTCCGACCCTATTGCTTTCAACCCGAAGGATGATCGAGCGCCCACGAAGGCGAACATCCAGCACATTTGTGTATTGGTCCACCGGAACAGTCGAGGTCCGGACAACAGGAGCGTTCGAGCCTGCTTCGTAGTTTGACCCCGGATAATCCTGCGTCTTCATAATGAAGTCCACGGTTGGACTGTTCGTGCCATTGTAAAACGATATGTCAGGAATAATCCGGCGCACGAACGAGAACTTGTCCCCGTCCCCAATGTCTATGGGCGCGCTTTCAATGTAGGCGTTTATTGCGGACGGTGGGTTGGTGCTACCGTCGTCCGTTCCAAGCTCGTGAAAATACAGGAAGTTATCTGTACTTGCCGCTGTCGGGAAGTTCCGTGTCCCACGGTCCAGCCACCCCGTGCGGGGAAGCGCCCCATGCGACCACACCCGATCCACGTAGTTATAGGTAACATATAAGTCATTCTCGGAGGATGCCGCCGAGGGGTAGAACCACGTCACCTCGTTAAACTCGGAGTTTACCCCGGCGACCACCTTGTCAGATTCGCCCTTGTTAAAATCGTTGAACACATAGTTCAACAGCGGGCACACCAGCTCCTGCGTCTGACCCGCGTAGACGTAGAAGGTATTTATTCCCATCCAATAGACGGTAACGTCCACCGCAACAAGACTGTTATATCCGTTTACCGTAATTCCTGCGGCAACCTGTTGAATACCAAAGGTATCGGGTGGTCCAATAAACTGCAACGAATAGGCCGCGACATCCGTAAACACAAGTATCTCGCGCTTGGTTTCGACAGCTCTGACAATGGCTGTGCCAGACCCAATGCGAAGTTCGCCCGCAGTATTGGTCGGCAACGCTGTCCACGTAAACGGATCTTCCTGTGAGGAGAAGCGAATGGACAGTGGATCTTGGGCCGTGACCCCACCCATGTTGGCCCCAAACGCGATGACGTGCCTGTCACGATCCGACACAATAACCTGACTGGCAATGGTCGGTGTTTCAGGGTCCGTGGACAGAGATGAAAGCGCCACGCCCCGCTGGGCGCTGACCAAAGAAACGATGTTTGCGTTTGAGGTATCCCAGTAATAGATGTCCCCGTTGCGGATAGCAAAGATCAGGTCCTCGCCGTAATTGTCTTGAGACCATAGGCGCAGGGATGTCGTGACGGAGATAGTGGCCGCAGAGCCCCATGTCCCACGACCCCAAGTCCCGGCCCCCCAACCATTGCCTATAACCTGATTGTCGAGGCCGATGTTGATCTGGTAGGCTGCGGTGACACTAGCTCCACCGTTTCCAACGTCAGAAGCGTTTGCGTTTACGGCGGCAGTGATGGTGTACGTATTAACATTCGTGACCGTGACAGAGTATTCTTTGTTCAGAACTGCTGCGGTTATGTTGCCGCCCAGCGTTACCGCTCCACTAAAGGTAACAAAATCCCCGGTGACGCAGCCATGTGCGGCGTCTGTCACGGTGATAATGGGGGAGCCATTGGTCGCGGCGAACGGCCCGCTTAGGACCACGGTCGAGCGTATGGGGGTGATGTCGTAGTTAAAGCCGCCCTCTTCCACGTAGTATTTAAGCTGCGTTCCAAACGCCAGATAGTTGGAGCTGTCTAGAGAAACCCAGTTCAGCATGGACCGGCAGATGCCAAGAAAGGAATAGTTTGGAGCGTACTTCTCCCAGCCGCCGACGGACTCGGGAAAGCCCAAGCGAAAGCGAACAAGGTTGCTGTCCCGCCAACCACCCTCGTTGGTGTAGCCTGTCACATCCCGCAGAACACCGGGCCGGAACTGCAACTTTTGGAGTGGCATTGTACTACACCTTTTTTCCTAACCACCGCTGCACAGTGTCAGTCTCGTAGATCCGGATGCTAGTCCAGATGATTGTAAACAGCGCCGCTGCATGTGGAAGCACGTTGGTCAATGTTCCTATGACAGTGAGGATTGATGCGGCATCCGTGATGTACTTGATTGTCTCATCTGGTCCCTCCATTTTACGGTGCCTCCGGCCATGTCACGTTCCAAGGAAATCCGTCTTGCACTGTAACATCTCGCAGAGCCTGACGGTAGGTGGCCCAGACGGGCTTGTCTGCTGTGCTGTCAGCGATCTGCGTCCAGTCGCATTTGCCCAGTAGGTCATTACGTGACGTTCTGACGTTTGCTGCCTGCTCTGCATCTTTCCTTGTCTTGTATTCGGCTTCTGCCTCGGCGGCGCTTGTGGTGACGCCATCGACCGTCGTGTCCGTGAACACCGGGCCAAGGATGTACTTGGTGTACCACTTGCCCTCAATCTGCTCGATGCCGTCATATTGGCTGTATTGGTAGACTGTCCCGCCGGAGGCTTGCGGTCCTTCAAACACAGGGTCGGCGCCGATAATATCAAGGATTTCTTGCGTAAGAACAGGGGCTTTCCAAGCTGCGTTGGCTGCGGACTTCAACAGCATACGGAACTCGCTGTCCTGCATTAACTGGCCTGTGGAGCGGATGCGGATGGTCATGATCGTGTTCCTTACGCGATTGCCAAGAAGATGTATGTGCCGCCGTTTGCATTGATTGCAGCTGGAGCCGTGGAGCTGATTTCAAAGCCTGCGGAATAGGTGTCAACGTAGTCAGTGCTGGTGTCTTCCGCAGCCGTGCTGTTGAGCAAGAGGTATGGATCGTTACCCGCTACAATCCCGCGTGCGCTGTCCCATACGTACCAGTCGCCTGTACTATCGGTGCGCTTGATGAGAACGAAGCGTGAGCCAGCCGTGAACCCGCAGTTGATCTGGAGCGTTGTGCCGGTGCCGGTGTATGAACCTACCTTTGACACGCCTGCAACAGTTGCGAATAAGTAGGCGACGTAGGTCACAGACGATGTGTTTGAGTCGGCAAAGGCTGAAAAAGTTGTTGTTGTGGGGGAATTTATACTGTCAGATTGGGTTGCTACATCGCTATTAAGTATTAGATTTGTAAATAAACTTGATTTATTCCAAACTTTCCAGTCTCCCGTACCGCTACGCGACTTCACAATCATCAACTCAGGCGCAACGCCCAAGTTATGCGTTACGGTCCTTGTAACACCCGTCCCCGTATAGCAAACCTCATCAAAGAAGCCGGGGGCGCGGCCCATAGCATAGTTGATGTAGTTAGCGCCAGAAGAATTGCTTAATGATGCGCCAGTGCCTGTAAGCGAAAACCCGTCCATGTTAAAAGACGATAAATCAGTTTCACCCGTAAGTTCGGCATTGGTCAAATTGCTACGCAAAACAGCGGGAGTTCCGCGCAGCCTGTCACCCCATCGCCAAGAGTACCCGGCATCTCTGCCCCGGATAATCGTCAAATCAGGCGGGAAAGAACCAGTCGTGACCGTAGCATTTGCTCCAGTGCCTGCTCTTGATACAGCACCATACACCTTCGTCGCATCAGTCGGCACAGCCATCGGGCCACGGCGGATGGCGATGTAGATGATGGGAGAAGACGGGGCTAGAGTTGCGGGCGCACTAAATCCGGTAGCTGTTGGGATGTAAAAAGAATTATTCTGTACTTCAGCGGCAGTCGTGTTTGGCCTCAAGTCAGCCATCGTGTTGCTTGCTGTCCAGCCTCTCATGTTGTCGAAAATGTACCAAGGCTCGACCGCTGTGCTATACTTCCATAGTACCCACTGCGGCTCATAACCTAAATTTACGGTTGCATTGCCGCTGCCATCAGGCGTAAAGCTCCCACACGAAATCACATTGTCCGTGCCGGTCAGGCCGAAGCCTCCTGCGTTGTGGGCGAATAGGTAGGCGACGTAGGTGCCGCCGGAAGCGTTGACATCCGTATCATACCCAAGGGTAAAAACAGTGGATGTTGGGGCTGTATCGTCCCAATATCGGATGTTAGTTACAGCGGCATTTGTACCATTCAAGAATAGGGTTTTTGTGCCTCCCAACGAAGTGTGGAAAACGTGCCACGAACCAGTAGCATCTGTTCTTTTCACAAACATGCAGCCGGGGGCGCTTCCAAGATTGTGGTTGACGTTTAACCCAGCAACACCATCCCCAGTATACGTCACAACATCGAAAAACTTCGGCTGCTCGCGGAAGGTCCAAGAAACGTAGTTGATCCCGTTGTTAGTTAGCTGACCGCCGCCGGATGCAAAATTGACAGTAAACCCGTTGGAAAGACCTGTAATGTAGTCAAAATTAGCGGTTTGCTGTGCTGATGACGAGTTTGAGATTAGAGCATTGTTCGCAATGGAAGATGCACCGCGCACAGTGTCGTAAAGGAGGTTATTTGTAGACGCGGCACTCCTCGCCTTCATCCAGACCATCCCGCCCTTGCCGGACACGTCTATGCCGTTTGTGACGGAGTAGGTCGTATTTGAGGTTGTAGGCGTAACAAGGAACGTCGAGAAAATGTTTTCAATAAATTGGCTGGGGTCAATATTACCCGCAGTCGGCCATATGCCAGACTTCGCGGCCTGTAGCTGTTGGTCAAGCGTCCATATGCCGGGAGCTGTGCCGTTCTCATACGGTCCCGCAGGAACAACAGGGGTCTTCGTGATTACGCCGCCGGGGTATCTCGTGCTCACGGTGCTACCTCTTGGTTTATTATCGCTGTGGAGGTGTCACGGTCGATGGCGAGCAAACCTTTGCAGACAATGCTCCAGTCTTCGCCCGTCTTCTCGCCCCACGAATTGACGTTGATCTTCACGTTCCTAAACACATACTCTTTTCCGTCTTCAAACACACGCCAAACGTGATCGGCTGTCCCCCGACCGTCCATCCCGCGTGACTTGTTGAAGCGGATGACGATCATGCTCATATGATCTCCGCTGCCGGGGCGGGGCATCCAACATTCATATCCTGACGCACACCAAGGTTGAAATGGATGAACTGAATTGGCTCTTCGCCAGCCTGACGTGTAAACGAATGTGCCAACCAAGCGTTCGTGAAGATCAACATGCCGGGCTCCGGCTTGAAGTTAATCATCATGCTCGATGGTGTTGCCATCGTGACATCGGCTTCGGGCAAGGATGACATCATTTTACCGGCACGGGGGTCGTGGAACACAACGCGGGAGCAGTCATCCGGCGTCTGCGTGAAGTAGAAACCAACGATCTGCGACCCAAAGCCGTGGACATGCTGCTCCATTGAGGAGTGCTTGTAATGCTGCTGGCACCACATCTCAGAGAAGTACGTGCTTAACCCGGTCATTGCAGCGCCTTGGCCTGCAAGAATGTCCCACGCTGTCTGCCCAATAAAGCCTGAAAACTCTGCCATACGCGGATCGTCGTAGAAGTTGCCGGTCATGTAGACAGGGTAAATCTCGTTTAAGTCGTGATCGGCCTTCGCCTTCTCGATGTTCTCATCGCAGACCGCCCGCGCAGCCTCAAGGAACTCCGGCTTGTTGATTGTGTAAATCAGCGTCGGGAAGTACGTAAATATCTGTGGCTCGTTGCTAACGACCACTGCTTCTACCGGCGCGATTGAACACATTTTATTCCCCCATCATTCCACGACAGTCGTCGGAACGAATATAACCCAAGACAGGGTTTCTTCATTCCAACGGTACTTCAGCCCATCATCTGGCTTCGGTGTCGGTGCCGACCAAACTAACGTAGCTTCATCCAATGTCCAAGAAGCAAACGGAGGATTGGCCTTGTATTGCGCGATCTTCTCAGCCTTCTCAGCATCCGTCATCGGACGGACAGACCACACGTCCTTGACGATACCGTCAAACCAGTCGTAGCGGATTTCTGCCACTTCAAAGACTTTAGGCGTCACGTTCTGCGGAATGCGCTCAAACTTTGCGAACTCAGGCGGAAGATTGTCCACGTCCACTTTCGGGAACGCCTGACGGAAGTTGTCGCCAAAGATCGGATGCTCAAAAGGCTTCCCGTTGCGGATCTGGATATACAGTTCCATTAGGGTGCCCCTACGCATGTTGATGGGAATGTTCTTGTGTTACCGGGCCAGACGATGCGTACTGCTCCGCCACCGGATGCCGACGATTGGAACGGTGTGCCTGTGTTTACATACCCACCGTACCCAGAAGTACCCATTACCCCGCCGTATGCTCCACCCGTTCCGCCTCTGTTGCCGACAGGGTTACCCATAGCGGCTCCTGAGCCACCAGACGCTCCGCCAGAACCTCCACCGCCCGGAGTGCCACACAAGCTACCCGCCGTGCCGTTTGAACCTTGACCAAAGAGGCCAACACCACCAGAACCTCCTATAGTAGAACCGTAATTAGTGCCGGGGCTGCCACCTCCGCCGCCTGCCCCGGCGTTGCCAGCATTAGCAACACCCACGCCAGCGCCGCCGTTACCAGCATATCCTCCGGCCCCTCCGGGCGTACCCCCATATACCGCTGCACCAACTGCGCCAGCACCGCCATTGCCGCCGCCGTTACCTGTGTAGGTGCCACCCGCTCCGGCCCCTTGAAGCGTTGCGCTTGCCCCACCGCCGCCGCCCTTAACTATTCCCGTGCCGACAAAATAACTGTCCCCGCCGCTGACGGGGTTGGTATTAAAAGCGGTTGGGGCCGTACCCGCCGCACCCACAACGACTGTGTATGAACATCCGGGGTTAACTGCGTAGTTATTTTTGTAGCCTAACCCGCCGCCACCGCCGCCGCCCGGCCCATACCTAAAAGAATTGCACCCGCAGCAATAACACTCATTATATCTACTAAATGCCCCGCCACCACCAACGGCTACAACACTGACGCTACTGACCCCCGCTGGAGCAACCCAAGAGTACGTCCCAGCGGTTGTGTAGGATTGCGAACTGGGTGCCAAATTGCCTGCTATCGGCCAAATATTAGCCGCTGTCGCCTGCATTTGCTGCGGCAATGTCCAGATGCCCTTTGCAGTTCCGCACTGATACGGCCCCGTTGGAACAGGCGCAGTCGCGCTAATCACGCCACCCTTATAACGTCTGGACATGGCAATTCCTTACGAGATGACTTCGTAGCTGATCGTGTAGGTAATGCCCGACGCCGTGCCGCTGGTGATAGTGATCGACGTGCCTTCCATCAGGTAGATGGCTGTCGTCTTGTCGGTCACGATCAGCGATGCGTCCGCCGGGACCGAGACTGTCGAGACAATCGGATATGCCGTGCCACCAGACGGAGCCGAACCCTGCGCCACAGCGCCGTTGCTGTAGACCGAGACGGTCGTGTCCACCGCCGCCGTGCCGTTGACGTTAGCCGCGACGATCTGGTTGATCTTGAAAACCGTGCCAGATGCAGCAGCGTTGGGCAGAAGGACGACGGCTGCGGTGCCGCTGGGCGTGTAGTAGGTGGTTGTGCCGAGGATGGATGTTACGTTAACGATATTTGGATTTGCCACGGTGAAGCTCCTTAGAAGCCGAAGATCATTGACAGGGCGATTGCTTTGCCGGTTGACACACCTGATGCAGCGGGGGCAGTTGACGCCCACGTCGTGCCGTTACTGGTCAGCACATTGCCGCTGGTGCTGGGGGCTATAAACTGCGGGGCGGAAGTGCCATTGCCCAGCAACACGTTGTTAAGCGTCAGGGTTGCTGCGCCCGTGCCACCATTGGCGACCGGCAGCGTTCCCGTCACACCTGTCGTCAGCGGCAGTCCTGTGAGATTGGTTGCCGTTCCACTAGCGGGCGTCCCTAATGGACCACCGTTGTCCAGCAACCTGACCCACGCACTACTGTGAGCAAAGTACATTGCCCCGTCTGAGTGACTGTGCGCCAGAGCACCGTGATAGGTAGCCGCAGACGGGAAAGCCGCTTGGTTGGCATAGTAGAAAGGAATAACCGACCCAACCTGCGGAGCTGTAATTGCACCAGTGTCGCCAACCGTGACTAAACTGTTCTGAATTAACTGGCCGGTTGTGTTGTCAAAACGTGTGATTGCATTGTCAGTGGCAGAGGCCGGGCCTGCAACCGGGGCATTGACAACCTCAATGACATCCGTGCTGTTGGCATAGACGATGGCCTTCTTGCCATTGACAATCGCCACGCCCGTCTGACCAGAGACTTTAACCGTGACGGTATATCCGCCTGTCGTGTTGTTGAAGAAGATGTAGGGCTTATCAACCGCAGGAACTTCCACGACGCGGGCTGCTGTCAGGGCGCCGGTAAGCTCGATGACGTAGTTGCGGCCATTGGAGGAAGACCCGTTCGGGATTGTAAGAACGGTTGGCGACCCGTCTGTCACGGCCTGCGTGACATAACCGGCAATGGCTTCCTCAATCAAGGAACCCAGATTGGTGTTCGTCGTGGCGCCCCACGTTCCGGACTGATCGCCCGTACCAATTAACTCTATCTTTAGGTTCGTCGAATATGTAGATGCCATCTAAGTCTCCTATGCAGCGATCTCAATCCAGTCAGGAGACTGGGCGGGCACGATTTGACCCCAGACAAGGACTGTACCAACATTACACGTAGCCGACACACCTGCAACGAAAACAGTAGACCCTATCTTTATCGTGACAGTCCCAACCGAGCAAGTTGCCGACACACCCGTGACAGAAACGGATATACCCAAACCAATCGTGACAGTCCCAACCGAGCAAGTTGCCGACACACCCGTGACAGAAACAGACACCCCTTGGGGTACTATGACATCCCCTACAAAGCCGGTGGCGGATACGCCCGTGACCAACACCGCATTTGTGTTAACAATTACGCTGCCAATCTGCCCCTGCATTTCAGCAAGGGAGATGCGGCCACTACCCCACGGGCTTTCGCCCCAACCGACGACACTATCCCACCCGTCTAGTGCGACTATCGTAGCGGGCATAGGCGTCCAGCCTCCTTAGGCGATGCGGATAATTGCGTTGCTCGCATCTGCTGTCGGGAAGACAACCGTGAAGTCACCCGCAACAGCCGTCTTGTCCGAC